GAACTGCGTGTTCTTTGCGATTGTTAGTGAGCGGAACGTCGCGTTTGCGACAGCCGAAGTGAACCTGACCAAAACGTTGGCCTGAGCACCGGCAGCCGACTGAGGCCTGTAACCAAGAGCCTTCGCACGAGAAGCTACCGACTCGTAGAGCTGGGCGGTATCGAGGAATCCCTCGTTCGTCGCCATGTTCGCATAGAACCCAAGGTAGTACGTGTTGTACGCTAGTAGGTCGAGCAGCGTACCGATGGCCGAGTCTTCAAAGTTGAAGTCAATGAAGTCCGGTCGACTCCTTAGAAAGTCGACTAGGTTGGCCCTGATCGTGTCGAAGTCGAGTCCGGTGACCGACAGTGTGGTGTTTGCGGCCATCAGCGAGCTCTCTCTAGAGTGATTACGGCGTTAGTCGGCGTAGTCGAGTTTACCGGACGGAACACTACGTTGATGCGAATCTCATTTGAGTCTGGGTCTGAGTACACACCTACGTCGAGAAGCTCAGCTCGAGGCTCGTAGTTCTCCATCGCGACTCTAACGTCGTACCTTATGTTCTCATCGGTCGATGGATCAAACAAATCAAAGAGCCTAGCTCTGATGTCAGCACCAAAGTTTGGACGAAAGGGGCGCTCAAACCTATTAGTCAGGATTAGGTTCTTGACGGCCTGACGAATCGAGTCGGAGTTCTTCTTTACCACCAGCTTGCCGGTCACGGGATGCGTCTTCATCCCGATGTCGAAGTCTCTAAAGACCGTTTGCTTGATGGGCGCTACCATTTACCTCAGACTCCAGTTTTTGGTATTTATCACTGATTTTTTTTAGTTGACAACTTAGAAAATCTTGGTATAATGAGCTATGAGCTCTTATGGAGCAATCTAGTATACGATCAGGTGGCTGTAACTCTAGACGAGCCGGTCACGATTTTACCTAATACACCATTGACTTCGACTGAGTCGCCGACTCGAGCGACAGCAGGTCCTCCCGATCCAGCCAGTCTCACGTCGTCCGACTCCACCAGGACGTATGAGTCGGACTTCAAGTGGACGTTACCCTTCACCGTCACGTTGAGTGTTCCGGCGACTGCCGACTTGTGGTTTCCGGTTGTACTCTCGTATTTAGACCCGACGGATCGAATCACCACGTCTCCGTCAGTGTCTATCTCGACGTACGTCCCAGACCTGTGGTAGACGTGTATGCGCTCCCTGCCCGGTGTGTCGTCCATCTCGACGATGTGCCCAGACTCAGTCTCTGTCACATGGTTCTTTGGGTACTCGGCGGCGTACTTAGCCATGACGGACGATAGAGTCCAATCGGAACCTGATGGAGCCGCGGCTGCGTCGGCTGCCTTCGCCGCTAAGACTGCATGTGGGTACTCTGCGTCGTTCCTAGCGAGACGATTCACATCGGGTTCGCCTAGTCTCTTAGGATAATTGCCGCTTGGGTCGGCAAAGCCCTCAATTTTTTGAAATTTAAACACACCGTCCGGCGGGATTCCTGGGATAGTACCAATGATCATTGGAAACTGAGCACGCTTGCCGTCCATAAAGAATCCGAGGACCCATGTACCCTCGACGATGCCAGTCGGACTCGATCCTATATCACCCATCGCAGCAGATTTTATCGAAGATATCGTCTGAGCCCACGGCAGCTTATCAACGGGCAGAGTCACTAGAGAGCGATCGTGCCACCCGAAGCACCTGACGCGAACTCTACCTAGCTTGAGTGGATCCATTCGATCTTCAACCACACCCATGAACCAGACGAAGCCGTCCAGTCCCATGAACTGATCCCTGCGAATCCTACTCACTAGAACACTCCAGTCTCAAGCGGCTCTGCGAACGAGTCTCTCACGCACTCCATCGTCGTCACATAGTTTCCGATGGCTGTTATTCTATGGCATAGAGCTGTGATGAGGTACCTTCCCGATACTGATTTATTAGTGACTTCGCCTAAGCTGCGTTTACCGGAAGCTGGAACGATGATCTCTATAACGTCTCCCGCGCGAAGAGTCGAGTTACCGTGAGCTGCGATCTTTATGACGTTGCTTTTGAGTTGATTCTTAGTAGCCTCTTCTGTAGCTATGAATAACGGTCTTCGCATGAAGGTGTTCTGTGTCTCTGGCTCTCTCTGGATGATGTAGTCAGAGTACCTACGCGCCGCATCAGAGACTACATACTTCTCTCTAGTAGGAACTGATCCTATCTCACTCGACACACTGTCGGATATCGTCTTAACTCCGCCGCTCATGCGCCGTAAGAGAGGAAAGTCTTTCATCGTGTAGTCGACAGATGAAAACATCTTGGCGACAGGATCGATAAATGAGCTTCTTGTACCAAACTGACCGTGTATCGATCCGTTCAAGATGTCGAACGACACGTCGTGATGCATGCTTATCAGACGCATCTTCTCGTGGATGTCGTCGCCAGACACGACGTCCTCGAGGTAGTAGTACTTATGCTTCGGCGTCTTCTTAAACAGAGTCTCGAGAGAGACGAAGTGGTATCCCTCGTTGTCTTCGTAAAAGAAGAAGTAAGACGATGAGTCGCGTCCGACCATCTTAGCCTCAGAAGCGAGCTGATTGATCGCGGTGAATGGGCTTCCACCGTTGAATGCGAAGGACTGCAGACCGTCTGTCTCATCGATAGTGACTAAGCGCTTACCGCCTACCCGACTGACTCTATCGTCGAAAAGCTGCTTAACTATATCCGACACTCGCATCGACTTGACGGCTAAGTTGATCGACTTGTGCGGGTCGAGAAACATTTCTGGAGAAGTTAGAAACAAGTCGTATGTGCTGACTTCTCTCTTCACACGCCGATCATTCGCAAGCTTATACAGGCGCATGCGCCCCTGAATGACGCCAGATATGTTACCAACGATAGACCTTGCCGTTTCGCTCAAACCTCCACCGGATTCAAAGAAGCTGTAGTCGACAGTTTCTCCACCAAGGATCGGCAGAGAGTACTTAAAGTCAGTTCCGTCGATGATTGATAGAGTCATAGAGACTGCAGGAGAGTCTATAGACTCATAGTAGCTCATCTCTGCCATCAAGTTCTTAAACTGCATGGTGACGTCTGCGACCGTACTCTTGATCGCTAACTTTTTGAACTCAGCGGTACCACTTCTAAACTGAAGACTCACGCCAAGACTGTCCTATAATTCTCTAGGAGACCGGGAACTAGCGACCTATCTATGAGTACGATGTTTCGCCTCTTCTCATTCTCTGAGACTTCGTAGTCGTAGTCCGTGACTTCGCGCCTATCGCTTGCTGGAAGACTTACGTAAGTCGTACGATCTACTATGAGAGACCTCTCGGGTACGTTGATTCTCTCACCGTCTGAGTTGGTGATCTGCGCCCTAGCCTGCTTGATCCACTCGTAGTGATGAACGTTTGCTTGCGCTACGGATATGCTTCCGTACTTCTGACGAACGTAGTCCTCAAAGTCTCGTGTCGACATATACCACTGAAAGTACGGGTCGTGTATCTCATTCGCGAGCAGAACGAGCCAGTCAAGAGTCTGATCCTTGTAGTACTTAAACGCGATTATGTCTGGTCGCTCACCGTCCTTAACTGCGTATGAGTAGTAGACCAGCGTTGAGTCGCGCGAGAGGTTATTGATAGCGAAGCGGCGCGTTATGTCCGTCATCACTATAGGATTCTTTATCCCAGTCGCATCTAGAGAGACAGCTACGTTCGGAAAGCGAGAGAAGTAGTGCATTACGTAAATTGATCCTCAATGCTGTCTTTGGTGACGATGTCTCTCTCTTGGAAGTCCATTCGTATAGCAACTTCGAGAGGCGCCGGATCATTGTTTGGGTTTGTTTTGCTTCTAACATACGCCGGATAGTTCTCTGGGTGATAAGACACAGCGAAGTTCTTAAGCACTGACGGCCCAATGCGAAACAGATACTTCTCGTAGTGAAAGGTTATCTCAAAGTACTCGGGATACTCGAGGAAAGCACGCGCCGGAACGTCTGTAGCGACATTCTCATCAAGCTTTTGAATTGTATCAGGCAGGAACTGTTTCAGTTTTCCGATACCGTACTTTCCAGACATATGGTACTTAAACGCATATATGATATCTCTAATCTTATCTGAGTCAGTTATATTTCTAGCCGTTAAGCGATACGAGAATGAGTGAGATCTAAATCCGGGCCCTTGGTATAGAAGAACATTGAATGGGTTAGCTGCGACACCACCCGCATTTGCGACTGCAGTTTTAGTCGCAACCCCACCTCTTTCAGCAATTAAACCGCTAGCAATCGTAATAGCCGCCGCACCAGCCGCACCCTTAGCATCCCCGAAAGATTTGGTGATGCTATCAAACTGCTGGCCTTTGACCAACTCGCTAATGGCTTCCTCAGCAGTTTTATCTTTTTTGATCATAGACCCGACGGCAGTCTTCAAGTCTCCCGCTACACTACTACCAGCAATATCGCCCGTCAGAGCAGCTCTAATTCCTGATCCATTTTCATAATTGGCCGAATATGAAGTGTCGAGAGCGGTTGGAACTGGTAATGTGATTGCAGTCAGTGGACTTATGTCAGTTTTAGTACGACCTGATATCTTTTCAAACTTAAACGCACGAAATGTGACCCAGTGGCCTATCTGCGCAAGGTCGCTTGGAAAATATATGTGAGGATTGGTCGCGCCTCCAATTATGCGTTCACCCTGTCTGACCGGTCCGGTCTCGCGATCTAGATCCGCGAGCGGTCCACTTCGTCTGATTACTTGATTTTCTTCTGTAAACATGGAACTATTTATTTGATAGATAGTCGGCTATGTCATACAAAGGCCGGTTTATACCTCGTCACCCCGAGAAGTACAGCGGCGACCCCACGATGATCGTCTATCGCTCACTGTGGGAGCGGCGAGTCATGTCCAGTCTCGACCAGAATCCAAACGTACTTAAGTGGTCGAGCGAGGAGCACATCGTTCCGTACAAGTCTCCAGTCGATGGGCGGTGGCACCGATACTTCCCTGACTTCGTCATTCGCACTCGCGATAGAGACGGGCGAGTAGCGACAAAGATGCTCGAGGTCAAGCCATACAGTCAGACGCTGCAGCCGAAGCCGCACTCCGGCAAGGGAAAGCCGTCAAGAAAGTACCTGAACGAGGTCATCCAGTACACAATAAATAGCTCGAAGTGGGCCGCGGCTAGAGACTTCTGCGAGGATCGAGGCTGGGAGTTCGTGGTGCTCACCGAGAAGGAACTAGGCATAAAGTAGATGGCGGTCACTACGTTCGACGACATACTGGCTAAGGGGATGCGTCAGGGAGTGACACCCGGTAAGACGACACAGTCGCGCGACTGGTTTCGACGAGCGGCGATGACCACGACCGCCGTGAACTCAGGCCAGCTACTCCGCGCCGATCAGACCCGCCTAGTGAAGCGGCCGGTCATAGGCCACATGTACCTCTTCAAGTACGACCCGAAGGGCAAAGAGACGCTTCCGTACTACGACGCGTTTCCACTCATCTTTCCGTTCGAGTCGTCGTACTCCGGGACTAAGGCACCGATGAGCGGACAGTCTTTTCTCGGAATCAACCTTCACTACCTCCCGC